ATTGCGCCTATAGACCTTTTTTCCCAATGGGGGCGTAGCTCATCTGGGAGAGCGACGCGTTCGCAACGCGTAGGTAGTGGGTTCAAGTCCCATCGCCTCCACCAAGAAAATAAGGGGTTTACGATCAAAAATCGTAAACCCCATTTTCTTTGCACCACAAAATTGCACCACAAATACTAGACCGTGAGTGCTCTTGCGCCGTCTCCCTTCTCCGCTTCGGCGGTCGCTCATGCCGCCGGCCAGACTATGCCGGCAAGGATCGCGGCTACCGCGTCGGGCGTCCCTGCTTCCGCTATTTGTTTTTTTGCTGCCAAGCGCGTCCGCTCGATCTGTCGGCCGTAGACCCTCCAGGCCGCAGCCGCCTGCATAATCACGTCCGCCACGCCTCCGGCCGTGTCGGCGGTAATGCCAACCTCATTGTAGATGTCAGGATAAGCCGCCTCGGTCGGGGACTCGTCCTCAAGCAAAGCCACAGCCTGGGCTTCCTTGGCCTGATACGCCGCCATCTGCCCAGCCCCTGGGGTTAGAACCAGGAGCCGGCGAGATTCGGCCTCACCGTCGATTACGGCGACAGCTTGGTCCCTGGCCTCGGCCAGCGCCGCCGCCCGCGCCGTTTCCGCGTCCGCCTCCATTGGTAGGCTGCCTAAATAGGTCGCATCAACAGCAGCGCAGGCCGGAACCTCCATCGGATGCCCGTCATCCTGCATGGAGACGAAATAACCCGTCTCGCGGTATGCTGCCGGCACGGCCCAGACGTGCACCGTCACGGCCTGGGCCAACTTGGGCAGCGGCAACCGGGTTTCGCCCAGCACGAGTTCCCGGCCGTCAAGGGTGGGTTCGGGCATCGTAATCATACCGACTCCTTGCTGAAAATGGTTTCCCGTAAAATGCCCGCAACCGTTGTTTGGGCGGAACAATGCTTGGTGTAGGCCAAGAAGCTGGCCACGCGTTGCTTGACGTAATCCAGATCGATTTCGCCTCGTGTGAATTGCTGCACCATTACCTTAAACCGCTGCCGCGCTTTCTTGATGTTCCGCTTTCTTGGCAGAATGTGCGTTGCCCAAATGCGGTAACCGCAAAAATCCACACCGCATTTTGTTGGAAAAAGCCGTGTCTTAGGGTTGAGCGCCAACCCCAGTCCCGCGACCTCGCGCCCGATGGCCTCAAGCATGGACCAAGCCACAGGCTTATTGGGCGCCACCATAATAAAATCGTCCATATACCTGACGTAACGGCCCCACCCCAGTGTGTCCGTCAGCACATGGTCAAGGCTGTCCAGTATGATGTTCGCGCCAAGCTGGCTGGTCAGGGCCCCCACCGGAAGCCCGACGCCAGCTTCGTGTCCGTACCCGGAAAGGATGGTTTGCCATAGGGCCAGGGTCTGTCTACAGGATATGGTGCGCTGAATAAGGCGCAGCAAGATATTATGCCGTATCGAAGCGAAAAAGCTCTTAATGTCAGCCTTGACCACGTACGGGCTGGACCATCGGCATTGCGCCGCACAAAGCATGCCCTGTAGGGCGCGCACGGCGCGCTGTGCCCCTTTACCCTTCCGGCAAGCATAGCTGTGGCGAATAAACTTTTGCTCAAAAAGAGGTTCCACCACACGAACCAGTGCGTGGTGAACGATGCGGTCAGTAAATGGTGGGGCTTGAATGTCTCTCCTCTTTGGCTCGAAGACAGAAAATTGTCGCGCATGCCCGGGAGCCCAGCTGCCCCAGAGAAGGTGGTTTTGTAAGTTAATGAAATTTTCTTCCAAGTTAACCGCAAAACAGGCTACTTCACGGCGATACCGCTTGCCAGCCCTGGCCTCCAAATAGGCATGCCAGATATTTTCGAAATCAACGATCCTTTCGAATAAATTATTGTATGTTTTTGACATATTACATATCAGGCGGCCGCGTTTGGATAAACCTACTTGTCGCCGCCGTTTGTTTATCTTCGGCCGGTTAGGGCCAGGACGGGCGCCCCGAAGGACTGGCACTGGCCGAAGGTCCTTAGACCTGGGGCTTCTGGCCACCGCCGTTCGCCAGGCGCGCGCCGATGTTCGTGTTCGTGTTCGAAGCCGCGTTGTTGCAGTTAACATACCACAGCCCCGCATTCGCGGCGTTGTCCCAGTTGCCGCCGACGATCGGTAACACACGCAATAGGCATCCGCCCGTAATCCTTATTTGGTGGCCCGGAGCCAGCCGCCAATCATCTTGCCGATTTCGTTTACATGCCGTGTCCACACTTCATACCGATTTGGCGTGATATAGTGCAGTCGCAACGACTTCCTTATCCACATGCGCAACACCTCGACTTCGACGTCCAGATCTTGAAGCGTTGTCTTTTTATGGTATCGTTTCCATGCGACGACGGAAAGTCGTTGGATACTGGCCAGCGCCGACCGGATGTCGGCGCATAACGCATAGCACTCGATCCTTGGGTACTGTTGCAAGACCGTGTGGGTATATGTTTCAACCTCCTCTATTTTAGCAAGCAACATGGCATATGGTCTATCGCCTCTGCCTATCAAAGAGGGCGGGCTCTCGCCCGCCTGATCATGACCCATTTGACCTAACACATCACACCTTCGCCAGGCGCGCGCCGACGTCCGGGTGCGAGCTCGAAGCCGCGTAGCCGCAGTGAACACACCACAGCCCCGCACCCGCGGCGCTGGCCCAGTCGCCGCCGACGAACGGGAAATAGTCATTTGCCTCACTAAAATACTGCCCGTCAGGGACGGTAGCGCCACTGTTTGTCGTGGGGCCGGTGTCGCCAATAAAGTGGTCGCCAAAGTTGTAGTCAGTGCCGGATTGTGACAAGAAAGAGGTCGGGTAGATCCATCCGGCTGCCGCCGTGCGTTTGCGTGTGGTATTGACCCACGTCTTGTTGCCGTTGGCATCCCAAAGTGAAATGACGTTTGAGCCTGTTTTAAGCCCTTCCATCCATTGATGCACGTTGCCCCACAGTCCGACCATACCACGATACGTAGCCTGGGCCACGTCCACCGCGTCCACATTGGCGGCGCTTGTTGTATTGACCCGCCCCTGTCCTGTCGCGGTCTGGCTGTCCATGGTCGCCTTTTCGATCAGGTACAACCACTGAATGGCGCTCCACTGATAGATGGACCAGAGCATAAACCCGGCCACACCGGATACGTTGCGCGCCGCCGCGTCGGCCTGGAACTGCGTCAAGGATCGGCTGACGGCCGGAGCCACGCCGGGCAGGGACGCCAGTTTTGCGCTGTTGAGGCTCCCTTGATATTTTCCAATGTAGATTTGGTCGATGTCGCTTCCTGCGGCGCGAAAGGCCGGGTGCAAGTGGAAGCCTTCCACGGGCGTGTCGCTTATCCACCACGCTTCTTTTCCAGCGTTGGCTCCGGAGGCGATCAACCCCCGCTTGACGTAAAACGCCGGGATTTTGGCCATGGCCTGGCCGTCAATGGTCACGTCTGTTACCCCACCCCAGACTGGATGTGCGTCGAAATACCCCGATGCGGGCACAATGGTGTCGCCATTGGCGTTCACGCGCGCCCAAGTCCCACCGCCACCACCAGCCGTCACCAGGGCTACGCCCATGATCTGGGCGAAACTAGCCGCCGTCGTAAACTCGACTGGATCTCCCCAGGCGGACTGGTTGCCGTCCTCGTCCGTGTACCGCAGGCGGGCATAGTATGTGCTCGACGTCTCTATGTGCCCGTCTGCAACGGTATGTGTCGTGGACTCGCCTGTCTCGCTACCGGTGTAGACGATGTTCGCAAACGCGGCATCCGTGGCGATTTCGACAGTCAGCCCGGCTTGCGGCGCACCATACAGCGATCGATACGGCCCACCGGAAATAGTCGGTGTTGCCATATCCACAACGCTGCCGGCAGCCGGGGAGAGAATGGCTGGGGAAAGGATTTGGTCAGAGAGAGAATGGGCGAGTATGTCCTTCCAACGGCCGTCGCCGCATAGGACTCTATCCTGATCCCCGACGTCTGGGGCTGGAACCAAGCCGCTATCTCCAGCGTTCGAAGCTGTGGCGCCAGACATGGACTCTGGCTCCCCCATCTCCCAAGCTGTTCCGGCAGCATTTTGGCGCAAATATTTTGCGGCGCTATCACTCGACAGAGGCGGGATAGCGAGACTGGCGGCCGCCGCAACCGCCTCATCACGCGCGGACAAGGTTTCGTCCCGGGCTCCAAGAACGGTCGCCTCTGCTTCCTTTGCGTCGGCAACCGCCTGGGTGAGATCATCGATGTTGATCGTTTCTTCTTCGGTGGCTGTCTCCGGCAGGGTCACGGCCCGGTCCTGGACCTCGGCCAACTGCTGCACCATGGCGGTCAACTTGTCGTACCCAGCTTCCAGGACATCCGCCGGGGTGGCCGCGTTCTCCACCAGGTCGATTTCCTGGAGCAGTTCCAAATCCCGTTTGACCAGCAACCGTTCTCCCGCGCCCGGCGACGCGGTCATGGTCACACTGCCGCCGGAGTCATTGCCAACGCCGGCCACCGTATAATCGGTGCCCAGGTCCAGGACGGTTTCGCCGCCGTTGGTGTCCCGCAGCACCACCCGCAGGTCCTCGGCACTCCAGATGCGGAAGGTGAAGGGAAAAACGGTTTGTGCCCCGTCCCCCGCGTACAGGTGCTTGTTCGTTGTCGATGCGATGGTCATGCGATCAATCCTTCTTGCCGGCAAACAGCAGCCGGCGCGGGTCGGAAGTCTTGCCCGTGGCCAGGTCCCGGGCTCCCGAATAGGTGATCCAGAGTTGTTTTGATGGAAGACCGAATGTGTATCCTGCGCTCATCAGAAGAGACCGCATAAATTTTTCCTGTGCATTGTCCGGCGCATCCCCCGTGAACGCTTTCCAAGTAAGGACACCCAAACGCAAAGCCTCCTCCCCCGCCTCCCCGGCCGGTGACCCTTGGTATCCGTAGTTCTTCCCGGTGATCATCTGCATCAATGTTGGATTGGCGACATCCCGCGCTAAGGGGACCACGGAAAATGGATAGGATAGGACATTGTAGGCGACATTCTTCAAATCATCCTTATCGACCTTATTATTGGACATGAACATACGCATCGTGCTTTCGGCTATTGCCTGGACAATTAGTGTCCAGGCAATCTGTCTACCAAATTCATATCCTGAAATATTTCCCTCGGAGAATCGTTCCGTATGCTCCATCATCCTATTTCCGATTGCGTTGAAGTACGAATAGAACATCGTGAAAAGCTTTTCAGCCGGGGTTCCACGCTGGATACGGGATAGTGAAAGAGGAGTACCGTCTCCTTGTGTTCGTCGAACCACGCTTTCCGCGAAGTCCTTAGCGAATACTTCGTTTCCGCTATACTTCTTCAGCCCATGCTTGTAGGCGGCATCAAAGACGACGCTTGCCGTCCAGACATCCATGGTCTTCGTAAAAAAATAGAAAGCATTCCGAACATCCTCACCCGAAACGTATCGGTTGCCGACCTTCACCCGAAAACCAGTCACATCCATGGCTTGGCAGGCATCCCGAATGTCCCTGTCAAAGGAGGTTCCCCTCGCCTTGATGAACACGGACAGGGCTGCGGCGGCTTGCATGGACTCACGAGGGTGCATGATGAATTGCCTAAGTGAGCCCAGCACAAATGGCGCGGGGACCTCTCCCAGGGCAACTGTCATGGCAGTCGCTTGCACCACAGCAGTGGTCGCTTTCCAGCCCATGTAAACAGTGGTCGCGTTGCGCCGAATTCTTTCGGCTATCCGATCAAATAGTTTTATTTGATCCGGCCTGACCGAACGACCGTCAGCGGAGATGGATTGCAACCAGGGGACTATTTCTCTGTACCGCTCCGCCCCCACGTAGTCCGTCATACTCTTCTCTACGACCGGATGTTGGACGAAACGATAGACGTCGCGCATCGTGGCAGAAAAACTTATATTATGGATGGATTCTCGCAGGTGGTTATGAATCACGTCAAATTCAAGGCGAGGCGGTTGCACACTGCCCGTACGCGATTTTGTCATACTGGCGCTGGGGAATCGCATCTGCCAGGAGTTTTCTAAGGAATTCTTTTGGTCTTCCATATCGGCGAACATTTCCGCCTTTTTCGATGTCCTGGGATCAGCCTTGATAGGGAAATACCCACCCCGCACAGTGCCATACGGCGTTTCCCAAGGCGTCCGTTCGACCTTCGGCAAGGGGCGTCCGTAAATCTTCCGGTATTCCGCACTAAGAAGCGGATATAGGGTTTCCGTGAGATCCCATACCCCCGTAACGAAATCCCATTCCGTCTTGGTCAGCTGATCCGTGACCGCTTTTATCTGCGCGTCGGAGAGCCCCATACCCTGGCGAATGGTCTTCAAGTTCCCTTCATTGCCGCAATTAAGGGCAAGCATGACCATGTTTTCACGAGACCACATACCGGGGACGCCTTTTATTATGGTCTTCTTTTTGCCGTATCCCTTCAGTTTCCCGTAAAGCGGCTTCAAAAGTTCCTTGAATTTTCCGTTATACTCCTGTGAAAGCGAAAGCTCCCGTTCCATGGCCCGGACCATAGGCAAAAAGCCAAATTCGTAGTTTGGTCCAAACGGGCCTTCTCCTTTCCAGTCGTTCCCATCATTCCACCCGTCAGCCGCCCTGAATATATGTTCAGCGTTTGTAAGACTGGCCCGCAAATCATTTTTCGCATCCAGAATCTTTTGCAATACACCAGGACGTTCCGGGATAACATAATGCCCCGGGTCGTCAGGGGCGACTTTCTTCTTGTGTCCTTCCGTGAAGGCGGACGCGATGTCTGCCATACGGTCAAACGTGAGTTTGCTTTGATAGGAAATGGCGTGGTTCTTCGTTCTCCCTATCTGCGCCAGCGCCTTTATAATCGATCCGAACTCCACCAGTTCGTCGAAGGTCATGTCGCGCCAGGTGGTCCCGGCCCGCCGCGCCGCGCCGCCCGGCCGCCAGTTCGGATCGAAGTATTTTTCCGGCACCACCATGCCGATCAAGGAATCCGGCGGCAGGTTCTCGGCCAACAATTCGCGTAGCGGCCGCATGTTGTGCGGGTCCTGGGGCATCTTCGACCGGGCCGTCACGAACCCGAACCGCGCGGCCAACGCCGTGATGTTCTCGGCAAAGTCGAAATCAACGCTTTTCGAGTCCACGGCCTCCTGCACGGCCGTGAGCGCCTTATCCACTTCCTCCTTGGCCCTGGCCCGTTCCTTCACCCTGGCCAGGGTTTCGCGCAGCCGCTCGGACGCCTCGAAGGCATCGGTCAGGCGTTTTTGCCGTTCGGCGGCCAGGGCCTCCTTGCCCTTGGCCCGGGCACCGGCCTGCCCCTCCCTGACGCCTTCCGCGAATGCGACCTTTGCCGCCTGCTGCTGGCGCTTGAGGCTGGCCACCAGGGCGTCCTTTTCGGAGATGGCTTCCATGACCGGCTTCACGCCCGTCTGTTCCTCGATCAGGCGCTTGAGTTCCGACGTCCCCCGGGGCTTCTGTCCGGACAACCTGCCGAAGATGGCGCTTTGCTTGGCCAGCAGGCGTTCATAGGCGTCCGTGGCAATGGTCTCTTCCGCCTGATAGGCGTCTTCCACCACCATGTGCTTCCCATCCACATAGCGGTCCACGAAGTCCTGGCGGCCCGGCTGGGCCAGGAGAAATTGCACGAAGTCGTCCACCTGGGTTGCGTCGCGGAAACCGAATTCCGCGGCCAACTCATCCGGCCCGATGTTGGGGTTCTCCGGGGTCACGAGCTTCTGGCCGCGCCAACGCTCCTTGAACCCCTCATAGCGGGCGGACACGGCCTTGAGGTCGGAAATAACCTGGTCGTCATAGAAGAGGCGCAACCCGGTTTCCGAAAGCCCCCCGGCCTCCACGCACCGCTTGTACGCCTGCCAGCCGCTCGACTGCTCATAGAGGTCGGTCGCCTCGGCGCGCCATTGCTTTTCCGCCTGCCGCCGCTCCTTGGCCACCTCCTTGTCAAAGGCCACTTCGGCCCGGCGCTGGGCCTCGTCAAAAAGCCAGTTGTATTCCTTGAGTTCCGCCGCAAGTGTCGGGTCCTTCGCCGCCTGGGCCAGCACGTCCGCGTCGTCGAAGGCCCGTTCCATGCCCAGGGTCTCCCGGGCCAAGGCCAGTTCCATGACGTCGCGCGGCCGCAGGTCCGGGGCTTCCTCCGCCGGCCGCTCCCGGCCCAGGGTGGCGCGCAGGCTGTCCCGGGCGAGCTTGGCAATCTCGTCGTCCGTGAACTCCACGGTCACGCCGCTGCGGCGAAGGCCGTCCCGCACCACCTGCACGAACCGCTGCCAGAGGTTCGTTTCCTCGGGCGTCAGGGCCTCGGCCAAAAGTTTTTTGTCCGCGATGGTGGCGAACCGCTCTTCCGCCGCCCGGCGCAGGCCGTCCGGCGTGGAAAGGTCGATGCCCTGGGCTGCGGCGATTTCGCGCAACCCGTCCGCGCCGCCGTAGGTCTCGACCAGGCTGTCGCGCCATTTGTCCAGGTTCTTGCCCAGGAAGACGCGGAGCCCCTGGTGGATGCCCTGTTCATGCACCCACAGCTTCACCGCCTCTTCCGGCGACCCCAGGCGGTCCACGATGAGGATGACGCGGTTTCCGGGCAGGGTGACGGCCTGCCGCCGGCCGTCGTCAAGGGCGGCCTGCCGCGCGTCTGGATGGGATATCTCCTTGGCGGTCAGGGCGATTTCCAGCGGCAGGGCATTTTCCGCCCGGGACTGGATCGGGTCCAGGATGTCGAATACCTGTTTGACCGGGCCGTCCTTGGCGGCCTGCTTGACTTCCTTGCCAGCAATGCCTACCTGCTGTTGAGGTAACTCGGACGGGGTGGCGGCGCTCGCTTTAGCCCCCGCCGGGGTGCGGGGACTAGACGCCTGGTTTTCCTGCCTCATTATCTGGCCTTCAACATATCGTCTCCCGTCACCCCCCTTCCTGGCTATCTTCGTTCGCAGTTCTCCATCATGGAGAACCACCATGTCCCAGATATCCTTTTGAATCTCCGGGTCGAAATACTTCTTGATGAAGTAGCCCTTCTCCACATCCCCGTCCCGGAAAGCCACCGTGACATCCGCGCGCTTCATGGTCGCGGGCAGGGAATGAATATAGTCCTGCCGCGTGACGTCGGTCAGCAGGTGGTCATAATCCCGTGCACCGTCCACGGTGCGGAAAGTGACGTCCGCTCCTTTGGGGAACATCTTGCGCACGATGCTTTTCAGGATGGCCCGGTAATCGTCCGGCCGCCGGTCCTTGAGCGCCATAATGGTTTCCGGCGGGATGTCGTCCAGATAGTCGCGCAAGATGGCCCTGTCTCGGGTGACGTCCTCGACCGGCTCCTTGGCAAACGTGATGCGGTAGGCGTCGGCCTGGGGCTCCGCTTCCGGCCGGGCCTCGGCCTGACCGGCCTTCTCCACGAACCCGTCCAGCGTGGACGGAAACGGCGCGGGCTCCGCCGGTTTGGCCGCTTCCCCGAACTGCACGTCATCATAATTCAGCAGCTTGAGCGCCGCCTTGAAGCGCGGATCGGCCGCGATGTCCGCCACCGGCATGGGCGTGTCCGCGATGGGGCCCAGCACCCGGGAAACCGCCTTCGGGTCAAGCCCCGCCTGGCGCAGCAGCCCCGAGGGGTTGGCCATGGCGTCCCCGGCCACCGCGCCGGACAGGTCCAGCACGTGCCCGCCCTCCTGCCCTTCGGCCGAAGCCTCCCGGGCCGTCGCGCCGGCCTCCGCCTGTTCGCGGAGATCGGCCAGGGCCCGGGCCTGTTCGGGATCGGCAAAGGGGGTCCACTTCGTCTTGTCGAGCAGTTCCTTTCCCTGGTCCGTGGACAAGAACCGCACGAGCTTGGCCGTGGGAAATTCCAGATCCAGATCCAGACGACCCGCCTCGTGAAAATCGGGCAGGGTGACGCCTATGCCGTCCAGAAATTTCTTCAGCTTGCCGTTGCCTTCCGTGCGCAAAAGCGGAGCGAAGACCTGTTCCACCTCCCGCGCCGGCAGGTACGACGTGTCCGGATAGCCGGCATCCTTCAGGACCTCGGCAAGGTGCGCTTCGGCCACGGCCGGCGAACGGGCCAGCGTCTTGGACGAGGCGTAGACGTCCTTGACCCCCTGGAGAAACTGCGGCGCATGAAACCCGGCGAAAACGAGCCCCTGGGCCAGGGCCTCGTCCATGTCCCCGGTCTCGCGGTAGGTCTCGCCAAAGCCGAACGCGCCGGCCATGGGGGCCTGCAAGAGTTTCGGCGCATAGCCGAAGGTGTGCAGGATACCGCCGAAAAGCGCCCCGTGCACCGCCCCGCTCGACGCCCCCTTCCATCCGTCATCAGCGCCGCCGGAAACCGCCCCTTCCAAACCCATGGCCGTGGCCGCGCCGCCAGGGAGCCGGGAAAGGAGCGCCAGCCGCCCCAGGTCCATGGGCAGCCGCCCCACCGCCGCCATGAGCTTGCCGGAAAACTCCCGGGGTTCGGGAGCCCAGGCCGGAGGCGCATAAGCCGCTTGCGCGTCCTCAAAGGCCCCGCCGCGCCGGGCGTATTCCTGGGGCACGCCCAGGGACAGCAACCCGCGTTCAGCCAGCTTGGCCGCGTCGTCCAGGACCTTGGCCGTGCCCTGCACCGACTGGAGATAGCCGCGGTACAGTTCGCGGAATCCGTAGGTGTAGGGCGACGTTTTGAAGAAGGACTCCACCGCGCCCATATTGTCCGTGTCGTCCTTGGACACGGCCATGTTCGTGGGGATGGCCAGGTGCCGGGCCGTGGCCGGGGCGTCCTTGGTCAGGGCCTCGAAGTCCGGCCGGTTCTCGCGCGCGGTCGCCGCGGCGGACGCCTTGTCCATGTTGCGGTCCACCACGTCCGGCGGCGCGGACAGCACGGACGACAGGTCCAGCACCTTGGCCGTGCGGTCCGGATCGCGGTCCCGGGCCAGTTCATACGCTTGGGGCAGGTTCGGGGACGACCGCCGTTCCTCCTGCGGTTGCGGGGCGGGCTGCTGCGGCGGCGCGACGGTCCCGGCGTTTCCCTGCTCTTGGGGCTCGTTGTCCAACACCGAAAGATCGAGATTCACGGCGCCGTTTTTTTCCGGCTTCTTGTCGTCAAGCACGGACAGATCGAGTTCCATTACTGATCCAGCCCCTTGAATTTATCCTTGTTGGCTTCGTAGACCTTGCGGATAGCCTCGGGATTGTTGGCCAGGGTCGCCTTGCCCGCCTTCTTCAACTCGTTTTGGATCAACGCTTTGGCCGCCTCGGGCACAGCGTCCGCCGCGCCCTGGTCAACAGCCTGGCGCGGCTGCGCCGGAGCCGCCCCGGACTGCGCCCCGCTGCCGTACAGGCGGCTATACAAGGTGGGATCGTTCTTGCGGATGATGTCCAACGCTTCTTGCCGCTTGTCCTGCCCTTCCTTTGTCGCCGGCAATTGCCCGTCCGGAGCAACCTCGAAGCCCCGCACGTCGCGGTCGCCAAACGTCCAAAACCGCCCGGTGTACGCGACGTCCGTCAATTCCTGTGTCCGCTTCAGGATGTCCTTGGCCTCGATCTTTCCAGAGGAAAGTTCGTCCTGCAGAATGGAATGCACACGCACCACGTCGGCAGGGTCTAGGACGCCCTGGTCGTTGCTCTTGGATTTGGTGACGGTCTTGAGATAGTCATCGGCCATGGCCATCCAGGGCTTGTTCCTGGACTCCTTGGCGTTCCCCAGGCTTTTGACCACGGTGTTGTATTCGTCGTCCTGGAGGCCCTGGGCGCGATACGGTGCAATCTCGGACACGCGGGTAATGTCTCCGGAGGCCACCTTAGACAGGAGGCTGGCGGCCATGGATTTGCTGGTGGCGGAATCCTGCTTGGCCGTATTCGTGGCCAGACGATCGGCATCCTTGTCCAGGATGTCGTGATAGCTTTTGCGCACGGACACCGGCACGGCCGGGTCGGACTCGATCTTGTCGTGGGTCAGCTCGCCCTTGCGGCGCAGGTCCTCGAAAACGTCCGTGGCACTGTCCGCCAGGTCCTTTTGCTGCTCGGCCTCGCGCCCCCGCTGGATTTCCCAGCTTGAGCGCGCCCAGCGCGCGGCTTGTCCCAGGACCTTGTCCGACACCCCCTTGAACAGATCCTTTGCCGTGGGAGAGTACAGCAGTTCCGCCGCCGCGCCAGGGTCCTGCGTTTGCCCCTTGCTGGTGATAGACAAGGCGGTTGCATAGACCTTGGCCGCCATGGACTCTTCGGCACCGGCCGCCGCCCGTTTTGCCTCGGCCTCCCGCTTGGCCTTGATGCGGTCCTTGGCCGCCGCCGCGGAATGGCCTATTACAAGTAAGTCATTGAAATCTAATGAATTATATCTTCCGCCTTGCAAATCGCCAACCGTGCGCAGCACCGTGGAATCGTTGTCGCTGTCCAGACCGCCTTTGACGAACCCCTTGGCGATGTCGCTTTTCGCCTTCCGCTTGACCTTTTCGGCGGAAAGCGGGTCGAGGATGTACCCGGCCTTGGCCTGGGCATCCATGGTCGTATCCACGGCATCCAGATACCCTGTCAGGTCCGCCGGGCCGCCGCCACCCATGCCCGAATGGTAGGCGGACTTTCGCGCGTCATTAAGCGCCTGATCCACAAGGTCGATGGAATAGGATTGATGGACCTGGTGCGCCTTTTTCCCGGCTTCGCGCTGCATATGGCTGGCCGCCATGAGCATCTGCATACCGGCCACGTCGCGCGACTGATCGTCAGGCGCATTCTCCAGTATTTTCGTGCCGATATCGGAGAGGCGTTGCTTGAGCGTCGCCACGGATTCCATGGCGTTTTCGCCCGAAAGGCCCTGCTCCCACTCGCCATAGGCTTGGTCGGCGGCGACGGAAAAAGCGATCTTGGACTTGTTGACGTAGTTGAGCCGTTCCTGTTCGCGGTACTGCTCACCAATGTTGCCAATTTGCGTGGCGGCCTGGGACAACGCGGCCAAGCCGCCTTGCAGCGACCGTTCCTTGTCCCGCTCCTGTCTGTATTTGGTGTAGACGCCGGAGGTGTCCGCGCGAAGCAGCTTCAACGGGGAACTCGACAAATGGATAGGCATATTGTGGTCCCCCCTTTAATTCAGGAACGAGCTATAGAACTGCAAATCCGTCGAATTGACGGACGACCCGAAGTCGAGCAAGGACGATCCGGCGGACCATTTCGACGAGGAAGACCCCCACCACCCGGCGTCCGAACCAGACTTGTAAACGCCGGTAATGCCCTTGGCCACGCTGGCCGATCCTGAAGCGACCTTTCCCCAATCTGTTCCGGAAGAACTGGATGACGAAGAGGAACCAAACATCTCGTCCATCATGGCGTATTGAGTTGACCAAAGCGTGTTGTAAGACTCACGTTCGGCTAGAAGGTCCTCGCGCCATCCGGCGCGCCGTGTGGTATCGGCTTTGCGCGCGCCCTGTATTTCGGCGGACGACACGTTATAGTCCGTCTGCAAGTCGATTTCGGCCGTCTTCGCGCCCAGCACCCTGTCCAGGGCCGCCGCCTTGACCGTGTTTTCCTCGACTTCCGATTCCGCCTGAAGCAAATATCGCTTGGACGTGCGCAGCGCGTCGGACAGGACGTCCCAGGCTTCGATATGCCCGGTTTGCAGGGCGGTGGATGCTTCCACGCCGCTTTGGTATTTGGCATCCGAGATGGCGGCGGCGGATTTGCTGGCCAGGTATTTTTGTTTCTTCAGGGACACGTCCTGGCCGGCCCGGAGCACGTCCAGGGCCGATCCTGTTTCCGCCTGCCCCCTGGCGGCGATGGAGGCCCGCAATTCCCCCTGGCTGGCCCGCGTCTCCTGGTCCAGGGTGTCCAGGGCGTAGTCGCGCTCCCGCTGCGTGTCGCGGATGGTGGATTCACCTTCGGACGTTGCGGCCGTGGCCTTGGCCCTGGCCAGCATGTTGGTCAGGTCGGCCTTTTTCAGCGCGTCTTCCCGGATACCGGACGCCATGGTCACGGCCAGATCCACGGCGTTGCCCATGGACACGGCGTTGCCTTCCAGGGTCCCGGCCGCGTCCGCGTACAGGGTCTGTTTTTGCAGATTGGCGGCCGTCTTGGCATAGGCGACGTCAACGTCAGTCCAGGCTTCCGTCCACTGCGCGGCGTCCTCGTATTCAAACGCGGACCAATCGCGCTCCATGGCGATTTCGTTTTGCTTGCGCTGGTTTTCCAGCACCAACCGGATGAGGTTGATGTTGCTGGCTTGGGCTTTCTGTTCCGCCGCCGCTTCCGCCGCTTCGTTCGAGGAGTCCCCGCCGAACATGGAAAGGAGTCCGGAGCCGGCGGAGACGGCCGACCCTGCCGCGCCGATCGCGCTAAATGCTGTGGTCGCCGCCATTATGCCACCCTCGCGCACATAAAATAGTCGTGACCGTCCGGGCCATAGCGCCGCAACAACGCTTCCCGCTCAAAGCCAAGCCTCGCGGCAAACCGGATGGCGCGATCATAGTCCGCGCGCACCACGCATTGCATGCGCCGCAAGGCGAAATCCTGCCAGACAGCCGCGAGAAACCGGCGCGTCGTCTTGACCACGGCCAACGGGTACACCTCGACGAGCGGGGAGGTGCGCATCCATATCTCGGCCACGTCGCGCCACACCACCATGGCGCCGCCGCAGGCCACCACCTCGCCGTCGCGCACCAGGGAGATGGACGGCCCTATGGCCAGCATGCGCGCCTGGGCCGCGATCGGCGCGCCCAGGTTCTCGGCCCATTCCGCGTCAGGGATGCGCATATTCAGGGCCTCCGCGTGTTCGGGCCGAAACCGGACGACATCCAAGCAACCTATGCGTGTCATAAGGCCATGGTCTCGTAGTGCCTGACCACGGCCAGGACCGTGCAGGGCAAAGGTTGATCGTGCCGAATGTACACGCATCCGGAACGCTCGTAGTCGGAATCCATCTCCAGCACCCGCCATCCCGTATACAGATCTGGGGATTGCCCCAGCGGCGTGGCCGAAGATCGGAACGCAACCGTTTCCAGGTTGTCCGCCGTAGGCCCGATCTTGAGCCCCAGGCTACGGTGCAGCAGCACGGCGGCGTAAATGAGTTTTTTGATTTTCGCCTGGCTCGACCCGTCGTCGCTGCCGCCCTCGACCGGCAGCACGCCCAGGTCGCAGACATAGGGCAGCCCAAGGTGCACCTTTCCCGCCGGAGCCGGCAGCGTCACGGACCCATCCTGGACGACGAGGGGCCCGACCACCCCGCCGTCCGCCAATCCGTAGACGGCGCAGCCTTCCAGATGATCGAGGCCGGATATGACGCTGGCGTTGCTCCCGGCATAGGAAAGCGCCGAGTCCACGAAAAAGGCGTCGGCCTTTTCCTGATCGTCGAAGCCCGCTTCCATGAATTCGATGAAGCGCCGCGTCTGCCCCTCGACGGATCGTTTCACGCAAAACCATGGTTCATCCCGGGTGTCCCCCGGAATGCAGGCTATGGATTCGAACTGGCCCTGTGTCGCATGGCGATGCCAGCCGAGAACCTTTTCCGTCCGGTTGTAGGTGAATCCCAACAAGGCGCCGTCACCCCGAACACACCAGACAATGGAATCCGGCTCCTGTGCGAAATCCAATTCCACGATGCCACCGGCCGTGATGTGCTCGGAAATGATGGTCATGTCCGGCGCGGTGTACCGGTCTTCCCTGTAGTCGTAAGCCAGTTCACGGAGCTTGCGCCCGGCGCGTTGGACGAACAGGAGCACCCCGCCCACGGCGATGGGCGGCAGGTTCGCCACGCCGTTGGTGTCTTCCAGTTTGGCGAACGCAGTGGCGGGCGTCAGTGCCGAACTCGAATCCGGGTCCCCGATGCGCCAGGCCCCGCCGACCGTACCGACCATAAGCGCCCGGGAGGAGCGCAGCCAGCGGATGGCGTTGACCTTGTTGGACACGATTTCCAGCGTGATGGCGTCCGAGTCGTTCACCCCGGGAGCAAAATTCAGGTAGTCATTGGACACAGAGGCCCAAACGCTTTGTGGCTGGCCCTTCGTCCCGGCGAACCAGAGCCGGTTTTCATGGAATGTCGTGCACCGGGGCCAGCCGCTTTTCCCGGACCATGCCCCTTCGCGCCAGAACGTGGTGGCCTGGGTTTCTGCAAACGGTTCCTGGATGTCGGCCATGGCCGCATTGGAGGACAGCACCTCTGTGATGGTGCAATAGCCGACCGTGTCCCCATGGCGTAGCCGCCACATGGACCCCACATGCCCGGCCTCGAACACGCCGCCCCCGGCCCCGGATGCGGTCAAACGCGTCTCCCCGAGAATGGGGATGGAAATATTGTCCACGGACCGCGATGCGTCCGCCGTGTGCCAGAACTGTAGGAAGGCGGCGTTGCTGCCCGCTGTGAACTGTGATTCCTGAAACCCTTGGGAATAGGCTGTCGCCGCAATCAGGTCTCCGGCCCCGGACGTCGTCCCCACCTGCATGTTCATGGGGCCGCTTTTGATTTCGAAATTGAGCTTGTATGTTTTGCTTATCTCGACATCGACGCACTGTTGAATGCCCGGCCGGGCGTTGGACGCGGAATCGCCGATGAGGTTGCACCAGCCCGAGGAATCCCATTGCACGGTGCCGTTGGACGAAATGTCCGTCCATCCGTTGATGTTGCTGTCAAATCCGCCGTTGCTCACAAGCTCGCCCGTGGACGACGAGGCAATGGCAATCGTCACGTCCTCGTTTTCGTCCAGATACGGCCCGTCCAGCGTTTCCAGATCCTCCAACGTCCATGCGGTATGCCCCGTGCGGGATAGTTTCATGGGGCGATGGTCCGGATGGCACAGGAACAAGACGTCGGCGCTTTGCGCCCAGGTGATTTCCGCGAGCTCGTCTTCGGAAAACGGCGAGGCGATTTCGTACGGCGTGCCGTCGTCACCGACGATCTGGCCCTGGTCCTTGCAGAAACGGAAATACTCGTGGCCCGCCTCGATCACGTAAGCTTGTTCCGTGGAAAACTCGAAGGGGATAAGGCGGCACTTGCGGTCCGCGTATTTGGCTTCCGCCACGAAACTGGTGCCCGGCCGCTTCGTCGCCCCGCCGTGGGGCATGAGCGTGAAATTGAGGATGGTATCCAGGCCGGCGTAATACTGGTCCAGGTCCACCCGGCCGCGAAGCCTGGGCGAGACCTCGCCCGTGGTGAAGCTGGTTTGTATCGACGTGGCCCGGCTCATCCCCTACCCCCTCCCCTCTGTCCAGTACGGGGTTTGCGCCTGTGTCGCTCCCTGGCTGCCGCTCACGAGGTCGCGCGCCTCGGGCAGCAGCGTGCGATACAACGTCATCATGGCCTCGTAGTCCGAGCTTTTGCGGGTGATGGGCAGCGCCAGTTCCGCGGCAAGCCGGGTGGCGAACAAATCGACGAACGCCGGGGAAAACTTGTTGGGGTCCGTGACCCGGCGCACATAGCGCATGCGGAATTGCTCGGCGTCGGTCAAAACCGCATCGCCCTCGATCTGGTACGGCACGGCCATGCCGCCATCCACCGCATCCAACGAGATGAAATCCGTGGGTAACTGGTAGGTGTAGGCAAAGCCGTACAGGGGCGCGGCCGCCAGTCTGGCCAGAGAGGCCCGGGCCAGGGCGAACGGCCACGAGAATTCCCCCAGAACCACGTCCAGGGCATTGGCATAGGCCACGTTGCACGTGCTGGCCCGCTTGCTGTCCTCATCCAGGGAGGCAATGGGTGGCGCGCCGATCTTCCCGAGTGCGGCGTTGCAGATGGATATTTTTGATGCGGCCATAGGCTACGACTGGTTCCCGTACAGCACGTTGGCCTGGTCAACCTGCTGCCCCTGGTCCACGGCGACATCCGTCAACTGCAATCGGACCGACGTCCGCTTGCCGCGCTCGTCGTCATCGACCGTGACGCTCTCGATAAAGCCTATGCCTGTTATATGGACCTTTGCCCCAGCATTGATGCCTTCAAGTCCCAGGCGTTTGACGACCTCGCCTTCCGGATTCAGGCACGTTCCCCACTCATAGCGCGGCTTTTCAATTTCCGTCGCCATAGGGTCGCCATGCCCGTCATCGCTCCGCTTCAGGTTGACAAGTTCTCCCATGTGGTCCCCCAAGGGGCCGGCGCGCGCCGGCCCCCTATCCTTATATATAGGCGTTAGAAGCGGCGGTTCGTCTGCTTCTCGAACACGAGCCCGGACGTGATCTTGCCGGCAGTCATGGCGGCCGAGCAGGTGTAATACAGGCGGGCGTAGCGCTTGCCGGCAGCAGCGACCATTCCCGGGATGCGGAGTTCGTACCCCTGGGCCAGGTTGTCCTTATCAATGCCGGCCGACATCCACAGGGTTTCCGCCGTGCCGAAGGCTTCGTCGTCGTCCACCTGCAACGCCACGGAAAGGGTGGCGTCGGCGGTGTCGGAGGCGAACGTCGTTTCCACCATGGCGAAGATTTCCAGCGGACGACCTTCCTTGTACCCGGCGCCAAGGTCGATGACGTTTTCCGAAGCGGCCGACGCGACCACGGCCTGGGCCTCGCTGAACATATTCTGCTTGTCGAGGATCATGTTTTTCCCCTCCGTTAGGCCACGGCCGTTTCGTCGTTGGTGAGGGCGTCCACCTTCTGAACAGGCACACCGTCGAAGGCGACGACCTTCTTGCCGGCGATTTCCTCCAGAGACAGATGGACGTTATTTTTGTTGGTGATCTGCCGGCGCAGAAAGCTGCGAATGGTCCGGTTGCAATAGAAGACCGTGCGGCCCATGTTCTCGGCGGGCAGCAGCTCCAGGGCCTGCACCATGAGGTCCACGAGATCGGCACCGCTGGCGGCATTTTTGGTCAGGGTGGCGGTGTTGATGTTGGGGATGCGCACGCAATAGCGCCAGTCGCGCAGGGTCAGGCCCAGGTCCCAGGAGTAATGGGACCGATAGCCTTCATACTTTCCGCCGTTCTCGTCTTCCAGGGTGACCTGGCCCTTGTCTTCGTGCTGGAATCCGGCTTTCGACCCCTGCGGGTACAGGCCGTGCAAGGTGTTGGGGCTCCAGGTGCACAACCAGATGGAAGCGAGGCTGGCATTCCCCCCGGCGGACAACACGTTTGCCGCCGAATCGCAGCCGGAAAGAGCGTTGTAACGGGGAGCCAGTCCCAGAAAGCGTTCCGGGTTTTTCACGGTATCCCCGTAAAACAGAGTCTCCGCCATTTTCTGGTTCATGGCCTCGATAAAGGCCCTGTCCTCGGAAAGACGGAATTCCGCCGTGTTGCCGTTCTTGTCGGCCAGCTTCTTGTCCACCTCGGCGTAGCCTTCGAGCATGCCGCAGGTGTCTTTGACCTGGGCCGTACGGGACTTGCTGGGTTGGACACCGTAGTTGAGCAGTCGCCAAGCCACGGAAGGGAGCCCGGTGCGCACGGTGGTCATGTGCCCCGACCCGTCGTTGCACTCGACCATGGTCATGTCTTCCAGGATCGGGTTCGTCTGCTTGAGCAGTTCGACGATGACATCCACCTTGCCTTTCGGGTCCAGGCGGGATGCCACGTCGGACAGCGTGGGATTCAGATTGCCAATGGTAGCCATATGTCACCTCATGGGTGGTTGAGGTTATTTCCCGTACAGGATGTCCGCCGCTGAACGGTCCTTGCCGCCATGGTCCAGTTGTCTTCCGACGATCATGTCTTCCGACAGCGCCTTGCCGATGGTGGCGAAGGTGCGGACGATAAGCGGATGGTCACCAATGCCGGTGGCGTCGAACAGCGCGCCGAGTTCCGGCGAACCAAACGTCTTGACCGCCTTCTGGGCCAGGGAAACGTTGCCGTCGAAGTCCGTGCCCCATTCCTGACGCAGGGCCGCAACGCCGTCTGCGCGCTGCTTGGCGTAGGCCGTGTTGATGGCCCCGAAGCGCTCGGCGTCAATGCGCACGAGTTCGGGCATGATGGCCGCAAACTGATCCTGTGACAGCTTACCGGCCAGGGCGATGCCCTTGACCTGCGCCAGCATGCCGTCATTGACTTTGACGCCCTCGGGGGCCTCGAAGGTGTAGGCGTCGGCGGTCTCCGGCACGGCGGCTTCGGGTTTCGTTTCCTCGTCCGTCTTTCCGTTCTGTCCGGACTCGCCTTCCGGTTTCCCTTGCTGGTTCTGGCCGGCACCGGCCTTGTCGGCGTCGGCAAAGGCGGTGCTGCCAAGCACGGCACCCTGCTGCCCCTGGCCATCCGGCGCTGTGGTCTGACCGGAGTTCCCGCCGGTGCCGGCCGCGCCGGTCTGATCCGTCCCATTCCCGCCGGCCGCAGCGGCGTCACCCTGGGCGGCTCCCGTGGTCATGGTGTTATCAGCCATTGTTATTGCCTCCATGCTGCTTGATAAATTGTCCGATCGCCTCCCGCTCCTCGCGCAACGCCGCCATGGCGTCGGCATCAACAATGGAGAGGCGCACCATGAGCTTCACCAGCCCGGCCATGTCGTTCATGCCCATGCGGTGAACGATATGCAGGCCGACTTGCCGCTTGCCCTTCTCGAAAATGTCCCGCGAGTTCCCGAAAAACGTATCCGTCCACGGGGAACTGACGGCCAACAGGTCTTCCAACACCCGCAACCCGACTTCGCTTCCCAGAAAGACGCGCTGATAGTCGTTTTGCAGGTTCGCCAGCCGTAGCTTTTCGGACTGGTCGGCTTCTTCTTGGAGCCTTTGCGAATCAGCCATGAGTTTGTCCCCTGCCCCCGGCCCCTCCCGCCGCGCCGGCAATCGCGGTCAGGGCGTTGGGTCCGGCCGTGTCGATTTCCGAAAGCTGCTTGGCCTGGCCGATCTGTTCGGCCTGTGCCTGGGCCTGTTGCTGTTGCTGCTGCGCCTCGGCCCTGGCCTGCCGCATCGCTTCCACGTCATCCGCGCCGCGCAGCAGATTGGCCGGCGTTCCCACAAGCTCGGCATACTGGCGGGCGATGGCGTCACCGTCGAAGTTGTCCAAAATGGTGGGGAAAAATTGCGTGAGGGGCGCGACGAACTGCACCGTTTTCTGGATGCTGCCCACCCCTGCCTGCTTCTGCGCCTGGGCCAGCAGCCCGATATACTCCGGCGTGATGTCCTGCCCCTGGAGTTCGTCCGGCGGGTTCGGGATCTGAAGCGCGCGCTCGTCCACGATGAGCGGCCAACCTGTGGAAGGGTCGACACGTCCCAGCGGATCGCGCCCGGCCTGCCAAAGCAGGTCGAAGGTGCGATTCATGAGCGGGTCAAGGAATTCAGACTGCTGCTTTTCCACCACCGGCCCGAGCAGCAACACCTTTTCTTCGTGACGCTCCAGAACTTCCGTGGCCGTCATGCCGGGACTTTGGGCAATCATCAAAAAAAGGTCATTGAAGAAGCCCGAAAGGAGCGCTTCCCGGATTTGCTGCATCTTGGTTTCCACGGCCGTCACGTCGAAATCCACCTGATACAGCGGGCGCAGTCCCTCCGCTTTCCCCTGGGACGCTTGATCTTCATAGGAGATGCCGCCCGGCCACATGCAGATTTTCCGGCTCTTAAAGGACGGCGGGGCCACCAGCGGCGGGTTCACCGTTTTCTGGATGGCCTCCAAGCTGCTCTTGCCCATGGCCATGAGCGTTTGGATATCCGGCAGGCTGTCCATGCCCGGGGCCCAGCCGTAGACGTCGGCCCCGGCCACGTCCCAGCGCGGGGTCATGCACGGGTAGGTGCGGAAGCCTCGTTCGGACAGTAGCGTGCGCGAGGCTATTTCGATGTATGCCGAGGCGTAGGCCATTCCGGCGGCGTTGGCCTGTTCGCGCGGTTCGATGGCGTGCAGCACCTCGAACCACGTGTACGGCGCGCGCTCGAAGGCGTTTTGCACCGTGGTCGGGCAGGCGTCCCAACCAAACTGTTTGACCATCTGCCGGGCGCTCATCCAGGTACGGCGATAGACCGTGTCGATAGCCCCGTACTGGTCAGCAGCCAGGTAGTATTCTCCGACCTCGAACAGCTTGAAGGACACGTGCTTTTGCGGATGCGATCCTTCCCATATCGCCGTTGTGCCGAAGGCGGCCACGTCGGTGTAGGAATTGTGGGCTACATCGTAAAAGTTGCTGGACGCGAAGACCTTGCGCATGCGCGTCTCGACGTATTGGAGCCAGTCCTTCACCTTGCCGTGCTTCTCCAGGTCCTCGTCATGCAGGCGCAGGCGCGACCAGGGGCGGACGGGCGAGGTCATTCCGGATTGCATGCCGGCCGCGAGACGCCGCAAGGCAAGCGTCACGGTCCCTTCCATGCGCTTGTCTTCCTTGTCGTCGCCCCGGTTCGGCCGGTCCCCGCGATCCAGGAACCGCCCTTTCCAGGGAAGAATATAGCGCGCCACGTCCTGCCAGCGGGCATCCCAGGACCGCCGCTCCTGCTGCAACTGACTGTACCTGTCCAGCCAGCCCTTGACCTTGGTTTCCCGATCCATGGTCTAGCCCGCGCCAAGAAGGGTTTTGCGCGTAGTGGGCGCGCTTCCGGAGAGCCCGAGCCCTCCGGTCAAAAGCGTGGAGGACCGCCCCGAAGCCACGCGCTTGCGCTTCTTTTCCGCAGCCGCCGCGTCGGCGTCCGTGCTGCCGGCCATGTCCGAGTACATGGCATCCACCTTGTCCTGCCGATCCTGCTCAAGCTTCTGCTCGGCGGCCAGGCGCGCCTGTTCTTCCTCCTGCTTCCGGGCGGCCTCTTCCTCGGCAAGTCGCTGGGCCTCCAGTTCGGATTGCCTCTGCCGCTCCGCTTCCAGGGCCGCTTGCGATTGCGCGGCCGTGTCGGCCAAGGTGGACATGGCCGAGCTGTAGGCGGATTGCCCGTTGTTGTTCTGGGACGCCGATGCCCTGGCCGCCGCCGCCTGGGCTTCCTGCTGGCGCGCTGCCGACGCCGCCTGTTCCTGGGCCATGCGCTGGGCCTGGGCCTGCTGCTCGGCCTGCTGCTGTTGCTGTTGCTGCACGGCCATGATCATCATCATCATGGTCGCCGCATCTCCTCCCCCGCTCATTGGCCACCCCCAAGCAAACTGGTAAACATGGACGAAAGATCACCGGTCAGCAGCGAGGACCCGCCGCTTGTCGTGGACGTGGACGAAGAAGTGGATCGCCGCTTCTTGTTCCACTCCTTGAGCTTGTCGAACGCTTCGGCGTTCTTTTCATGATCGTCGTAATAAAGCTGATCCTCCGCCGTTGCATCGCTGCGCTTGACCCGTTTCTTCGTACCGCTGGAATCGGTGGCGTAGTCATAGTGCTGCGACTCGTTATAGGATGCGATGTCGTTGACGTAGTTCAGCGCATCCATAAGCGTCTGGTTGTAATCGTCCTTGCTCGGCAGGTTCGCGCGCATCGCCTGTTGGTTTGTCCCGTCGCCGGACGATTGGGCCGCCTGCTGCTGTTGCTGCTGTTGTTGCTGCCCCGATGCCCCCGCGATGGTCTCCATAATAGTCTGGTTGATGTCGTTCACGTACGACTGACCGTAGGTGAACGGGTCGATACGCGATGCCTGACTCATGAGGATCATGGGCAGGATGGATTCCGGAGTGCTTCCGCTGCCGCCGGCCATTGTCTTTCCCCTTATCCGAACATTTCGTAGTCCATCTCGGCCGTGTCTGCGGCCTCGTCGGACTCTTTCATGGGATATTCCGCGCCGATGTCGAAGATGCGCGCCGCGCAATCCAGCATGTCGTCGTGGGCCGACACCGGGAAGCACAGATATTCGTCATTGACGAACACCTGTGTCAGGTCCTCGAACACCTTTTCATAGTTGCGCCGCTTGCATTCCGAAAGCAGGTAGAACCGGCCGGACTCGAAGTATGGAATCAAGCGCCGGATGCGGTCTTCCTTGGACATGGAGCCACCGACAGGCGTGATGGTGAAGCGGTAGTTCTCCCGCTCCATCACGTCCTTGATGTGCTCGATATCGGCATCCTTGCCGTATTGTTCGTACGCGGTGAGGATCGGCCGGTACCGACGGTGCAGGCGCATGAGCGCCTTGGTTCGCTCGGGCAGGTTCAGGCGGTCGCGCACCATGTCCACGACATAGACGTTTTGGTCGCTGCCCAGGCCAAGGACCATCATGCACGTGTAGTCGCTGTTCTTCTTCTTGGCGCTGGCCGGGTCGCAGAGCAGATACAGGTTCAGGCCGGAAAGGTTGTCGCCGCGCCAGTAGCGCAGCCACTCTTCCTTGAAGCCCTGTACTTCGTCGGCCTTTGGGTCTTGCAACATCTGGCACCCGAACGTGTACGGCCCCATGTCGCGGCGCTTCTTGGCCAGGGCCTCGCGCGTAAGATAGACAGGCTCTCCGGCCACGGTCCCGTCCACCGTGGCCGGATGAATGCGGGGGACGACCGAGCCCCGATCGGTCATCGTCTTGTAGGTGTCGTTGAAGTGGTAGCGTGTGCCGATGGTGCGCACGATGCCGTCAGCGGACCCGAGGTTCAGCGACAGTTCCCACGCTTCGGTCGTCTTGCGGATCATGTCCGGCGTGGTGACGGATTCGCGCGTCACCACGTCGTCATACACGAGCACCTTAAAATGCTTGCTGGTGGGCTGTCCGTCCACCAGACCCCAGGCTTCGACCGTGGCTTCCTTGGGGTTGCCAGCACGCTTGACGACTATGCCTTCATCCTCGGACCATTTCGGGGATTCCGTCTTGGGGTTCTTCCAGAAGACGTCCGGGAAAAGCAGCTTCAGAAGCTCGTTGGTTTCGAGCTCTCGCTTGATCTGGCGCAGGAACCCCTTGGCGATGGGGCGCGTATGGGAGAAAATGCCGACCGTGACTTCAGAATCGCGGCATATGTCCTGAATAGTCTTGGCAAAGGTGATGATGGTGCTTTTGTAGTGGTCTCGCGCCCAGAGATCGAGGTAGCCGTTCGGGTCAGCCTGCACTTCATTGCAACGCGCATAGTGCCAGTCTTTCCGGCAGTCCTTGCGCTTGAGCACCCGGGTCAACAGAAAGTAGAGATCGGCAAGCGCCAGTTCCCGCGCCGCCGTCTTGAAGCCTTCCGTGCCGCAGCGCCGGAAAAGCTCCTTATATTTCTGTTCCCGTTCCTGTCGTGTCATCATCGTCATCGCCGCCCGTGAGTTCCCGCAGCACTTCCATGGCCTCGGGACTCAAATCATGCGTGTGTTTCTCCTCGATCGGTCCCCCGTCCTTGCCCGTCTGTTCGAGTCTGGCCGTTTCGGTCCACCCTTCGAACCGCTTGTAGGCCAGCCGTGCCGCCACCGGGTCGCCGCCCTCGGCCCGTTTGAGAATGGCTGAATCGATCTTGCTCAAGCGTGGCGCGTATTTCTGCCGCCGCAGTTCCAGGGCCTCGCGCTCGATTTCCTGGAGTTCTTCAGCCGTGAACATGCAGTTAAGCTGATTGGGATTCCGGTAGCCGAGCACCTTGATAGAAAGGTCCTGGCGCGACAAAAAATCGTTGTTCGGGTCCGCCAAGAATTTCAATAACTTCTGACGGGCGCGCTCCCTCGCGGAAAGTCCCTTGTCGCTAACCATGGCCTAGCCGCTCACTGCCCGCGCCCACGCACCGCGTCGCGGATGTAGTTGACGCTGGTTTCGATATTGGCGATGCGCTCCAACCACCTGGATTGCTCGTGGTCTGATGCCTCGACGACAGCTATGCGCCTGGCCAAATCGTCTTGGCGTGCCTGGATCGATCCGGACCAGTAGCCCAACGCCACAACATTGGTCAGAAACATCAACCCCGCCGCGATCCATGGGGCCAGCCCACGGTATTTGCACATCGCCTCCCCCACGCCGTCCCCTCCTTACCGCGCCACCAAAGCCTGCAACGCCATCGGCCCCAGCACGGCCACGGCCGTGGTGATGCACGACCGCGCCACGTCCCACTGGTCCTGGCTGGCGTCGGGCAGCGTCGCCGCGAAAGCATCGGCCGCCGCCTTGGCCTTGGACAAAACGGATTCAGCCGTGGCGATCTTGTCCGGATCGCCCGTGGCCTTGGCGTCCTCCAGGGCCTTTTGGAGCGCGGTCACCGAGCTTTGCAGGTAATCCACGCCGGCCTGGGCCTGGGCCGTGGTGATGCCGGAACCGGAGCCGGAGCCCGAGGACGTGGCGCAGCCGCACAGGCCGGCGGACAGGACACAAACGAGCAGCAGCGAAACGATGGACTTTTTCATGGAGCCCCCTTTGATCGGTTTCTTTGCGGCCTTGCGGCCGATGACAGCCATGATGCCGCCGATGACAGCGCCCAGCGCCGAAACGGCGAGTACAACCAGATCCGTGAGATGCGCCTGATCCTCGGGGGAAATGGTCACGCCCCAGAAGCCGGCGATACCCGCCGCTATGGCGACAATCCCTCCCCAAATCCCGCGCGAGGCCCACCACGCCTTGCCGTCCATCGCCTCAATCTCCCTGTTGCTGTTCATTTTTTCGGTTCTCCCTGTCGCACTGCCCCGGGCATTCACTTTCCCCGACCTGCGCGGCCATGCACTGCATGGGCCCGGGACCGACCAGCCGCCAGGCGCAGTCCCGGCAGTCTCCGCGCCGCTGGGCCTCGACAATGGTCATGCCCGGCGCTCCCGGTAGAACAGGTGCCCGCCGATGCGCCCGGTGCAGACCATGTTTTTCGCCCACTTCGGGAAGGTGCGCATGGACGCCGCGTGATAGCCAACGGCGTTGTGCGTCGGGTCCTGGCTGTTGCCCAGAATGGCGTCCCGCGCCGCCTCGCAGCAGCACGACCAGTCACCGTCCGAAAAGTCACCAATCAGAATTTTGTGCAGGTTGGCATCGTCCTGGTTCAGGCAGGAAAATTGCCGGGGATGCAGGCACACCGACGTGACGTCCGTGCCCCAGCCGCGCGGCCGCGCCACCCGGTTGAGCACCACGTGGGCGATGGCCCGGGCCTCGACGGCATCAACGCCGCGGCATTCGCCCCAGATGACCCTGGCCAGCAGTTCCGCCGGGGCCAGATCGGCCAGGGCGGCACGATTGGCCACGCGCAGGGCTTGCGTGGAGGCCGACGCCGGGGCGGTCTCCCGGGAGGGATCGGGCGACCACCCGTCGGCCGGCTCGTCTATCTCGAAATGGGGGAGGTCCTTGAACGATTCGAAGTCTCCGCCCCAGCGGAGAACAACCTTGAGTTCCCGGGCCGCCTGCTGAAAGGCCAGGGCGATTTCCAGGAACTTGCGCTGGCTCGTCCAATCGACCGGCCAGGGAACCACGTCGAGCGCCCGGGAGGGGTCGTAGTTGTGGGACGACTCGCCAAAGTGGGCCTTTGAGCGGCCGGCCGCGAAGGCCGCTTCCTGGGCCTCGCGCTCCCGACGTCCTTCGGTGATGGTGAAATCGATGGTGGTGATTTCAAGCGCGCGCTTGGCTACGGCCTGCAATGCCGGATGGCAGGTGGCCAGATTGGCCAAGGACCGCTTGCTGAAAATATATCCCATGGCATCCTCCCTGACCGGGCGGGCCGCCCGATGCTCCACAGGTCAAAATAGTTCATATTTTGACCTGTTTGGGAAGATGATAAAACGTGCGGAAACGATATAAAACGTCAGTTTACGTCAACACCCTATTGCCAAACCATGGTCTGAATAGAATCTGCGGATTTCCGTCCGTGTGGTTTGCCACCTGCCCCCTATTTTTTTCACCACAAGTCCCTCTTGGCGCAGGTTTTCAACCCGACTCCAAGAGGAACAGTCTAGCGCATCCATGATTTCCTGCTTCGTGGTCAGAACTTCCTTGCCCATCACAGCCCCCGGCGTGCTCTCCCTCTGTACTGCTCCACCACCCATGGTCCCCTTCTCCCCTTTCTCGTGGCTGCCAAGAACTCCAACCAAAAGAACCTTTCCGCACATGCAGACCATTTTACCCTCGCGTCGTCTTCCCAATGCCCTTTCACCTCGTGGACCTCGACGCCACCGTCGGATCTGACCACGAAAAAATCGGGCGTGTAGAAAGTCTTTGTCGCCAGCCGGAGCTTGACGCTCTCGAACAGGATTTCCACCACCTCGCCGGCCAACAACCTGGGCCGCAGCATTTGTTCCAGGTAGGCCGCCTCCAGGCCGTTCATTTCCCCGGACACATGCCGGGCCCGGCCTCCTCCGGGACGGGAGATGGCCAACGGCTCCGAAGCCGCCGCCTGCCCGCCGCGTTGTCCGGACTGCCGGAAGTAGGCCCGGGCCTGTGCCGCCGTCCAAACCTCTTGCCCTGCCATCAGCGCACCACCCGCAGCTTCGGGGCCTCGGCGGTCTCCTCGCCCAGGCGCGTGCGCACCAGCGAAAACGCCCACGCCCAGGCGTTCCCCGCCGCCGCCTCGTGGACGAAGCGACACAACACCGGTGCCAAGGCGTCGACCTGCACGTCTCCGGAAAGCAGCAGCCCCAGCACATACCGCAACAGCGCCGCCCGTTCCGGCGGCAGTTCTCCCCCCGCTTCCATCCTGGCCAGGGCGCGGCGGATGCCTTCGGCGTTGTCTGTGACCGGATGCCGCAGACAACCGCATGACGCCTGCTTGAGCCCGGCGCTCCGCTCCCGTGCGACCTCGCGGCCGCAGGCCTCGCAACGGAACAGCGCCCAACTGACCCGGTAATCCCCGCGCTTGCTGGGACGTGTCGGCAAGGCGCGCACCAGGATCACAGCGCCCGTCCCTCCTGGCAGGTGGGGTAGAGTATCTCCCGCTTGATGCGATCCAGCCACTTGCGCCCGTTGGCAATCTCCGCCTCGCTCGGCGGAGGGCTTACCGGGATGTCCTCGGCAAACGCACCTGTCAGGGCCTCGGCCCGCAAAGTCTGGGCCGCCTCCATCACGGATGCCGGCGTGGGCCAGTACCGCGCCTTGGCCCGGGCCGCCTGGCAGGCTTCCCGGAACTCGTCCAGGGTCAGCGACCGGCAGTCGGCGGCGTAGTCCTCGGCCAGCAGATCAAGCCCCGCCAGCTTGGGCGACTGTGGCCAGTGCAACCCGAATTCCCGTTCCAGGACTTCGCGCACCCTGGCCACGTCGGCCGGGCTTTGCGGGTTGATGGTCAGGCGCATGACGCCTCGCCTCCCTGCCGCTGCGCATCGGGCTGGCCGTTGCGCTTGCGCATGCGGTCAAGCATTTCCGAGTAGGCCGCGTTCGCCGTGCGGACCTCGGCGGCCGGTCGCGCCGGTCCGTGCTCATCCTCCCAGCGCCGGTCCGTGATCCAGCCTTGCGCCCACTTGGGCGCCTGTCCGGCGCGTTCCAACGCCGGCCGGGCCTCGGCCTCGCGCTTAGCCGCCAGCACGATTTGTTGGCAAATGGCGTTGTTGAGCTTGGGGATATCCAGCCAGGCATCCGCCGCCGCCGCTTTGCCGTGCTTGAAATCAAACGCTGTCCAGAAGGTTTCGAACCAGGCCAGCCGCAGTCCGCGCAGCTTGCGCCGCTTCTTGGTCAGGAAATAGCGATCGCCTTCCGGCGGCTCCGGAGCCTGTCCCTCCTCCCCCTGGTTTGCGTGTGGCCGGTCGCCAGACCGGCAATAAGTGGGAGGTTCCTTGGTAGGTTCCTTGATAGGTTCATTCCCTATTAAAGGGGTCGTACCGTTTTTGGGACTGTTTCCCGTCCGTTTTGGGGACTGTTTCCCGGAAAAAACGGGACTGTTCCGTTTTGGGAACTGTTCCGTTTCCGGTACTGTTTCGCCTTCGGAAGCGTCCCTGTTTTGGGAGGGTTCCGTTTTGGGAACTGTTCCGGTTTGGGAACCGTTCCGTTTTTGGGCCTGTTTCCGGGCGGCCTGCTGTTCGTCCTCGCGGCCGACGACCCCGACGATGCGGTAGCAAACCACCTGTTTCGTCTGGCCGGAGCGCCGGCCGGTGTCCTCGATTTCCCCGGCCCGGAGCAGGGAGCCCAAGGCCCCGATGACGGTCTTGCGGTTGAGGTTGGTATCCAGCACCAGCCGGTTTACCGAGGGCCAACACACATGGTCTTCGCCGGCCCTGTCGGCCATGGCCAGCAAGACCAGCTTGGCCGCCGGTCGGAGCCCCTGCCGCTGCCACGCATGCCGCGTCGCGTCGATGCTCATAATCCTGCCGTCCTGTTAGCAGCCCTCGGCCAGCAACATGCCCTGCCGAGTCGTCGAAATATTGGGAGAAAGCCACAGGCATTCCACACGAGGTTTTGCCCCATCTGCAAACCATTTGTGCGAAATCATCTTCCAATCCCCGAACAAATTACGGTACAAGTCACAGTCATAACCGGACAAGACAACCATGCCTTTCAATTGATGCAGAACTTTTGAAAGTTCCACGTGATCTTCATTCGTCATTTCATAGCGATAACACTTGCCACCATATCTCGTTCCCCTAGGATATGGTGGGTCGATGTAAAAAAGTACATCACTCCTATCGTGATATGAGATCAATTCAAGGGCAGGCCGGCACTCAATCGCTACGCCTTGAAGGCGTTCAGTGAAAAGATGCACGCAGTTTGGGTAATTCCGCCAATCAGCAGCAGGGGATGTCCCACTTCTGAAAGATTTCCCCCGAAATCCTGTTCTATGTTCATGATTTATTGCTGCCGAACCGAACCCCATAAATGAACGAACAATAGCGCGCCGCGCCCGCTCTACGGGACATTCAGTTATTTTGTAAGAAGAAACAAATTCCGACCTCGCAAAAGGGGTCAGTGAAAGAGCGTTGACTAAAAGACAAGCCATATGCTCATCGCGTAGTACTCGGAAAACATTAACAACCTCATCGTCCATGTCATTGAGCACCTCGGCATAGGCCCGCGGCTTCTGAAAAAAAACACTGCCGGCCCCTCCGTAGGGTTCGACATAAATTCGATGCGCCGGAAAATGGGAGATGATCCAGGGGGCCAGACGCCACTTGCCGCCATGGTAGCGCAGTGCCGGCCGCGCCAGGGCCTCGGCGCTGGTCATGCTGCCACCTTGTAGGCCCATCCCTTCATGGCCGCGAACCACAATACCGTATCCACATAGGCCACGGTCTGGCCGAACTCCCCCCTGGCCAGGGCCTCGCACATGGCTTGCGGTTCAACCCATCCGTGTAGTGCGGCAAGCCTGTTCAAATGGACGTCCGGCTTACAAAATCCCGTGATGCCCAGGTTTTTACCCAACTGGAACGGCAACGCTTTCCCGCCCATATAGGGCCATGTTCGGATAATGCGCAGGCGTTCGGCATCGGTGCTGGCGTGCTGGTATTCCTGCCAGCAACCACGGTACCGGCGAAACATTGTCTGAATAGCTTTATCCTTGTGAGGATGGGAGCACCGACCGGTTTCGTTCAGGTGCTCTTCCATGGACCGTGCTGCCCGGTAGGATATTCCGGAGCACAGCACTACCCAAATGTACTGCCGGAGCATGGTCACCGCATCGGGGCAGGGAGAGAGCCCGCGTGCCCATTCCGCCATGTCCACCCCCTCGGCATCAGCCAGAACCAAATTTTCAAGTGCCCCGAAAGGGGGAAGCGTCTGGACACTCACCCCACCACCTCCAGTTCATCGCCCCAATAAAGCTCTACCCTGGGCGAGGCGTTGGCCGGGTTGACCCGCTGCAGCCCGACGAACCACCTTCCGCCCCGGGCTGCGGCTATCACGCGTTGCGCCCCGGGCAGGGAATTTTCAACCACCCCATACCGTCCGGGACACAGCCCGCACGAGGCTTTGACGCGCACGCGCATGCCCGCGGCTACCATGGCTTCGGCCCCCGGCCGGACCATGCACGGGCCAGTCCTTGCGCTTGTAGGGCCTTGGCCGCATCCACGCCCGAGCATTCCACCCTGGCCAGGACACGGCGATACTTGTCCGAGCCCACATGGCGCAGCGCCACAACGGAGCCCACCGGACACAGGGCGGCCAAGGCATCCCGGGCCTCGACAGCCAGGCGCGCATAACCCGGCCGCCTGTCCCGAAGCTCGGGGGCATCCACCTTCCGCAACCGGACCCGCCGCACACGTCCCCGGTCCGCACATGCGGCGCAATCGATCCGCACCCGCATCGTGTCCCCGTCGTGCACCGACACCACCGTGCCGGTCCGGTCCTCGGCCAGGGCCGCGCCCGCCAGACACAGCCAGGCCGCCGCCAACAGCAAAACACGCGCCCGCTTCATGCCGCCACCTGCGCCCGCTTGGCCACCGTCCGCACGATGTCGCCCAACGACCCCGGCCCCACGCCGGCATCGCTCCACATCTCATAGGCAACGGCCATGGCCGCGTTGCGCAGTTCGTGCGCATCGTCGTCCGGCAACTCCGCGTTGTGGATGGCGTCGGCAAAGGTGCCGTCCATAAGCAGCCCGGCCAAAAAACCCTTGATGATCCGTTGCGCCTGATCCCTGGTCATGACAGTGCCTCCTTGACATGCTGCATAAGGAAAAAGATGGGTTTGCCGCACATGCGCGCCAGCCGCATTTCCGCCGTGACGCCCACGGATTCGCGCCAGCCGTCCAACGTGAGCACGGCCATCTGGTCGGCCCAATCAAGGATGAAACCTTTGCAGGTCTCTTCCCAATAGCGCCAGGACGTGGGCAAATCGCCCGCCTTTGCGAGGACGTGGCCGTGCGTGATGGGCGAATAGACCTGATGCCCGAGCGCCATAAGTCGGGCGGCCTCGACGGTCAGCGCCTCGAACCGCTCCTGCCGGACCTCGTCCAGCGCGTGCGAATAGGGCCCAGCAAGATAAATGCGTTGTACGATCATGCCCCCCGCCTCCAGAATTGCCACCACGGCCGGGCCTGGCGCCCGGTGAAAGGAGAGACGGCCCCCGTCCCTGTGGCGGCGAAATACATTTCCGCCGACCCTTCGCGCGGCGCATAGCAGGCCGCCGCCGCTTCCAGCCCCCGCACCGCCCGGGACAGCAGCGCCGAGACATCAGACGGCGCCGCCTCTCCCCGGTACAGCGTGGCGAAAAAGCGGTCCGTCATCTCCCTGGCCTGCGACAGGACCTCGGCGGCATCGGCATCCTCGGGCAGCGGCGTGCGATCCACCACCCGCAACCCCAGGGCCTCGGCCAGGATATGGACCGGCGCGGCCGCTTCGGCCTCGAACCCGCGCAAGTCGAGTTGCCGGCACAGCGTGGCCAGCTTCTCCAACGGGTTTTCCCGCCACTGGTCGGCATGGTTCGTGTCCGCGCCCCAGCGGTAGACCTCGCGTTCCGACACCCGGAACAGCGTCACCAGAAAAGCGCGCCCGAGCAACTTGCGCGCCAAGCAGAAAAACTGCCGTGAATCGTAAGGAGAAGGTGTATTCATGCCGGGGTTCTCTTTATTTTCGCTCCCCCTCGCGGTATTGAATCGGTGCGACCCAAACCCAAACCGCAAGGAGAAGCGAAATGGAAAATCAGCAAGACTTGTCCGAAGTCATCAAAGAATGCACTGACAAAATTGTTGCGTCGAACCTCACGCTTGCAATCGTCCTGCATGAACAAAACACGAACAGATCAGCCTTGCCGTGGAAGTCGCCGCAACTTTTGTACCATGAACTTCTTAAAGGGCTTAGACCTGCCCGCGCATCAAATCGGACGACCTGAATGACCGCAATCCCCCTTCCTCACTCATAAGATGAGGGATTGCGGACTCCATGGCGGCCATTTTGGTAAGCCCCAGCACCCCGAGCAGCACCAGCCGTTCCCGAAGAGTTTCCGCCTCCGGTGTGGTGCAGCGCATTTGTTGCAGCGGCGCGTACCACGGGGCCGCCACCTCACATTTGCTGCTGCCATCGCCCACGCCCACTAACGGCTCCATGTCCATGCTTTTGAACTTGCGTATGGCCTCAAAAATATCCTCACACGCCTGCAACTGCTTCGCCGTAAACTGGTTCATGGCTTCCTTCTCCCGGCCTCCCGGCCGTGTTGCTGGTTGACGTCGCCCCGGCGCGTGCCGGCCGCTCCGGCAATCGCCGTCATCCTTTGACCTCGCCCTATGCCGCATCCCCGGCTATCGTTTCCATGGGAACATCCCAGGTCGCCCCCGTCGGGCGGCGAGGGCCGTACAGGAAAGGCCAGAGCTTTTCGAGGGTTCCGGATCGCATCTCTTTCCGCTCCCCCTTGATGAAACGAGTGATGATGTTGACCCGGACGCCGCTTTCTTTCGACAGACGTGAGGCGGACCAACCGTCCAATCTGACCAGGGAGGTGAGGTCTTGGCGTAAGTTCATGGGGTCTTACTAACCAATTGGGAATATTTCTGTCAAGAAAACTTTCCCCTCTGGGAATTGCCGTAGACCGTAAAAATTCCTAGGCAACAGATGGAGTACCCAAATGGGAATATATGAAGACGTCATAGGCTGGCTGGATCGCCTATCCAAAACGCGGTTTAAGAACCCCGCCCATATGGCGGAGTTTCTTGGCGTGCCGGTGAACCAGATAACCAGATGGATTAAAAAGGAACGAGTTCCCAAACTGGATACGATCGGGCCAGCCTTGGATAAGCTGGGCGCGACGATCATCTTACCGGAGGGCGTGGCCGGTATTGTGCCCCAGGATACCAGCCGTCCCGTGCGCTTCCTGGACGCCACCGTCATACACAACGGCCGCCACGATCACCTGCCCCAGCCATCCCCGGACAAATACCGGGCCATCCCGGTGGTCTCCGGCGAGGTCGCGGCCGGACCCGGACTGCTGCCCGAGGATGGCATTGAATCCTGGATGATTCTTTCCACCGCCGAACCCGCCGTGCGCCGGTCATCCAACCTGCTCGCCGTGCGCGTGGGCCGGCGCCAGCGGTCCATGCTGCCGCTGATCCATCCCGGTTCGACCGTACTGGTGGATTGCGACGACCGGAATCCGGCAACGGAATCTGCCATCTACCTGGTGTGCGACCCCCACGACGGCCGGGCTCTGAAAAAGGTGCGCGTCTTCACCCGACACAATGAGGAGTTCGTCACCTTCTACTCACTGAACGCCGAAGAGTATCCGCCGTTCACCTATAGCGTGGACCAGGACTTTGAAGGAAATCTGGAAAAGGCCATCATCGGACGTGTGGTTTGGCAATGGCAGGATTTGACGGGGGGATAATATGAAATTTAATACACCAATCGCGCTAGCATATCTATTTTCATTTTCTTCAATAGTTTTGGTTTTTTATCAATTTACTGAATTAGTTGACAACAAAAGATATCCAGGCGGAGAGATACTTTTACTAGGAATTCAGTTAATATTACCTTTTGCAATTCTATTTTTTATTTCAAAAGATAGTGCAAAACAAAAAATCCTAAACTCCTTCACAATACTAACTGCTTTAATTTTCATAATTGGAATTTCAAGTACAGGAGACGGGTACTTTTCGACAGAGGAGGGTGCTTTTCACTCATTCTTTGCCTTGGCACTTCCGTTTTGCTCTTTATTCTTGTATTCGTATTTATGGGGGACAAAAAAAGTAGAATATCAAGAAGACCAAGTAGAAGCTAAGCAGATTAGTATTTACGCTGCAATACTAAAATACGCCGCAAGGGCTAAGATAGACGACTTCAATAATACATACTTGCGCGATTGCTTTAAAAACAATTACGACTGGTACGTCTACGGATTTCTTGAAGGCATATCAACAATAGACTTCTTTGCGTTTACGCATTATTCTGAAGGTTCTGCAAGGGATTTTATTGATGCATTCAATAGGGAATTCAAGTCACTATCTGGATTTCAGTTAAAACGCTTATCAAAGAAATTCTCAAAGTTAAGAACGCATCCTATCAATCGATACGTTGATTCCGGGATACTGCTTATGGTTGCTGCCTTGCAACTACAAGGGTGTGATATCGAATCTTTTTTGGAAAATATTCGCTACGCCTCTGAAAAAAACCCCAATGTAGACGAACATTCCCCGCAGATCGACGGGCCCTACTAGCCCCATCCTCTCCGCCGCCTCGACTTTTTTTTGCCCTACTATTTCCCAATTGGTCACTTTTTTCTTGACCGGTCTTTTCCCAATTGGTTACAAAGACCCCGTGAGCAACGCCCCACCCTTCGGACCTCGGCGGGGCGCGGGCCAGTCAACTGGCGTCACCGGCCACGAGACGGCCGGGGCCGCAGAGAAGGCGCGGTCTGGCAGAGGCGGATACCCAAACGGCTATGGCAACGATCATCAACCCCGACCCGGGGCCGTCCGATCCTGTAGCGGATGGCCCCGCAATGGAGACAGGCATGGGACCCATCTGCCCCGAATCGACCCTGGTCATACCCGGCGCGCTGCCCATCCCCTGGACGGTCTACGCGGCGCTGAACCGCTACAACCTCAAGGAACAGGCCCTGGAGGACGCCACGGGCGCGACTCTGGAAGCGCACCTTGCGGAAGAGGCGCGGCGCAACGGGCTGCCGGCATGACCGGCATCATGCGCAAACGGGCCAGACGCAGGGCAAACCGGCAACGCCGGCGCCGGGCCAAAGGAGGGGTGACCCATGTGCGTCTTCTCGCCGCCGCCGGACAAGGGACCTGACGCCGACCACGGCTTGAACGTCTGGCTGTCCTTTGCCTGCATCGTTCTGGTCGTGGCCGTCGCCATCACCCTGCGCGCCATTCACAACCCAAGCGTGCAGGCCATGCGGATAGCGGCACTGGCCGAACGCAAACTGGCGGATTTCGCGTCCGGACCTCGGCCGGCGGGCGCGCAAACCATCACCCCGGAGGGGATACGGCAATGAGCACCCTTATTTCCCTGGACACCCTGGATCGTGGCGGCGTGGTCGAACTGTTCGGTGGCTGCCTCCAGGAAGTCATGGACAACATCAAGGACCCCAACACCAAGGCGGAAGGGGTCCGCGAAATCACCCTGGTCTTCAAGTTCAAGCCGGGCAAGGAGCGCAACCACACGGGAATGACCTACTCGGCCAAGACCAAGTTGCAGCCGGTTGAGCCCGTGGAAATCCCGCTGTTCGTGGACAAGGACCGCGCCACCAAGCGCGCCATGGGCTTCGAACTGGCGGCCCCGGACGAGAATCCCGACCAGCACCGCCTGGACGGCGTGGACAAGGTGACGGACCTCGACCGGGCCCGGAACAGCTAACCCCAAAAACGCAGGAGCAACCCCCGTGATGAACGAAACCAACCTGAACGAAGTGATGGATACCCTGACCGGCTATGGCCGAAAAATCGCCGAGCTGAAGCACGAGAACGAAATTCCCCAGGTCTACACGCTCGAAGGCGCGCCCTACGTCACCCAAAATGTGCGGCCCTTCGAAAAGCCCACCGCCCGCTTCCTTGGCGTGTCCACCCTCACCGGTCTGGTGGATTACCTTATCGCCAACGTGGATGGCCTGGAGCCCCGCGAACTCATCTGCCACGTCGTCAGCCCCACCCGCGTGGACGTGGTGTCCAAGCTGTTCGGGCCGCACCAGCAGCGCCAATGCTTCATCCGCGCCGAAGCGGACCACGTGCCGCAAATCACCCTGGACCGCTTCATGGACGTCGAGGCGTTCAACATCATGCTCATGAGCTGCTTCGTGGACGACGGCGACCGCTCCAAGGTGCTGGCCATCAGCGGCAACGTGGTGGCGGACACCGAAGTGCAGGCCCTCGACGACGGCGTCAGCCAGGAGGCGTCCGTCAAGACCGGCATCCGCAAGAAGGACAACGTGGACGTGCCCAACCCCGTCTTCCTCAAGCCCTACCGCACCTTCACCGACATTCCCCAGCCCGGCGGCAAGTTCGTGTTCCGGCTCAAGCAAACGGAACAGGGCATCAAGTGTGCCCTGTTCGATTGCACGGGCGGCGCCTGGATGGGTGAGGCCATGGACAGCATTAAGCAGTACCTCCAGGCCGAACTGGCCACGGACGCGCCGGTCCAGCCGGCTGGCAACGCCGATTCCGAGTACTCGCCCAGCGCCGCGGACATCCGCGTCATCGCCTAAACCATCTTCCCCGTCTCTCCCCGGGCGCGATCACTCGCGCCCGCGAATGAGGTAGGAAAGCAAAGGAGGATTCCATGGAATCGTTTGATCTTGAGATCGAAAGAGAATGTCCGGTCTGCAACCAGCGCATCCGCCTGGACGTTACCGTTGACGTGGACGCCAGCCTGACAAGGGACTCCATGGATGACGGCATGGACCCCTTTCTGGACCCTAACGAACCGTGCGACCCGTATAAGACGCTTATTCCAAACATCAGCGTCATGAACCAATTCGTATTCGGCGCGAAATGCGGCGACGAAGCGTTTTACTGCGACGGACACATCTTCTTCATTGGCACACCGCCGTTCGTCTTCCGGGTTACCAGCCAGGAGGACACGAACAAGGACTGGTCCCCGGACGTCAACGCCTGGCGCTCCGGGGATCGCGTCCCCTTGACTCCCACCTTTGCCGACAACGGCCGCGTCTGCTTCGAGCGAGAAAGCGGCAATCTCGTCGCTCCACGCAACCATGTGGACGTATTCCGGATCATGTACCCGAACTGCACGTTCGAGGGCGGCCAAGAAGGGAACGGCGTCATCACCGTGCAGAATGACGGCAAGCTGGTCGGCGGCTTCATGCCCATCAACATGATCCAGCAGCCGGCGGACTTGTAAGGAATTCTTAAAGGTTCGTCATGCTGAACTTCGTCCAAAACATGCGCCGGCCCGCGCCGGTCACGGTGCTTCCCTCGGGCTGGATCGAAGCGCCCGGGCATGGCCCCGTGGCCAGGGACTCCCGCACCTACGTTTCGGCCGGCGGCCTGCGGGTAATCCATTCCGTGGATCTGCTCGACGACGGTTCTTTCTGGGACCACCTGTCCGTCTCCCGCGTGGACCGGATTCCGTCCTGGGACGACCTCGTCATGGTCAAGGAAATCTTCATCGGCTGCGAACGCGAGGCGTTGCAGCTTTTCCCGCTGCGCAGCGAGTACGTGAACGTGTGCAAGAACTGCCTGCACATCTGGGCCCGCCTCGCCCAAAAGCGCGTGGTCCTGGGGGAGATGGTGGCGTGAAGCAGCTGGAGAAAGCCAGGCGGCAACAGGGCTACATGCGCCACACGAACCGGTGCTGCCGTCACTGTATCAACAGGAAGGTCGCATCCGGCGGCGATGTCTGCACGCTGGGCGGCTTCAAGGTGGGGTTGACGGCGTTTTGTCAAAAGGGCTGGGAGCCGAGGGAAATTTCCTCTGTCGATAGCCCGAATGATCCTTTTGAACTGGATGATTAAGGGAAGCGTACGAAAATGAAAGAAACCTTCATTGCAGCATTCAAAGCCATCCAAAAGGATGTCCACGATACCGCAAAGAGCAAGGGGTGGTGGGACACCGACCGAAACGACGGCGAAATGATCGCCCTCATTCATTCCGAACTGTCGGAAGCTCTTGAGGCCCTACGCAACGGAAACCCGCCGAGCGACAAGATACCCCCTTTTACCAACCTCGAAGAAGAATTTGCGGACGCCATTATTCGCATCATGGACACTGCTTATGTCAGGGGGCTGGATGTCGGCGCAGCCATACTTGCCAAAGCTTCATACAACAAGAGTCGCCCAAAAATGCACGGTGGAAAGAAGTTCTAGAGGAGAGGGAAATGGACCTCTTGCCCTGCCCAAACCCGCATTGCCCCTACCGAGACGGCCACCCGATCGTGGACGGCCCCAGGGAGACGGCAAGCCACTTTGGCGCGATCCAGTTTGTCGAGTGCAAATGCGGCACCCGTGGCCCGAAAGTCGAGATGACCGGAGAGGAAGGGACGAAGAAGGCGGCCGAAGCCTGGAATGCCCTCCCGCGCGGCGGGGGCGATGGCTGGACCACCTTCAAGCGGGACGACGCCGACACGTGGCCGCCCACCTATACGGTGTTTCTGATCCAGTACCGTTCCGGGCAAAAGGGCCTCGGCTGGTACGACGACGAGGACAACCGCCTGACGATGACCGACGGCGACCAGTGGATGGTCTGGCCAGGGGAGATGGGACGATGAAAAGTGACTACCCTGTGGACACCTACGCCGACACTGTTCTGTCCTCCCCCCCCGCCGAAGCCACCAAAATGGTCGGGGATCGTGACCAAGAACAAATCCTCATCTGTGAGGCCAACCGGCCTTTGACCGACGAGGAGTGCGCCATTGTTGATGCCGGCTATGAGCGCGGCAAGAGGATTTTGGCCGAGGTCAAAGCGGAGGAGCGGGAGCGGCGGTTGGTCGATGCTGTTCAAGCCTTTGTCGACATGAACGAAGTTCCGGGGATGCTCCGCGCCGCGTTGACCAAGTAGAAACAATGCACGGGCCATACCACAAGTCGAACAGCGCCGCCGCCTACTGCGGCCAGAGCAAACAGGAGTGGCAAACGCTCCTGGCGATGTTCGACGTCCCTGTGTGTGGCCCGCTGGCCAACGTCTACGCGCAATCCACGTTGGACGACCTCATGACCAACCCGCAAAAATACCTCAAGACAAAGCGCCAGACCAAGCCCAAACCCACCGACACGCGCCCCGTCAAGGAACGCGTCGCCTCCATCCTCGCCGCCCGCAACGCTTGAAACACCGCCGCGAACGGCGTATCGGCCGGAAATGGCGTACAAGCGAAAAGGCTCAAAGAAGTGGATCGTCTCCTACCGTGTCCCTGGCCAGAAGGAACCGGAAAAGGAATACTTCGACTCCAAGCGTCAAGCCGAAGCCCGCGAATTTGAGATCAAAGCGGTTAAGAAAATCAACCCGCAGGCGTTGGCGCCGGAACCGACTAGCGGCTTGACGTTCCGCCAGCTTGCCGAAGCCTATCATAAAGACCGACCCTTGGCCCCAAGATCACTTGCAAGCGACCTCTATTCCCTTGACCTCTATCCCTACCCTATTTTCGGTGACAAGGTCGTCGAGGAGATCACCGAAGACGACCTATCGGACATGATCAAGGTCGCCTACAAGCGGGGATATCCGGGGACAGCCCTGCGCACCTGGGAACGTGTCCGGGCCATCCTCCGCTGGGGAAAGCGGAAAAAGCTGATTACCAAAGACCCGGGCGCGGATTTCGCCATCGAACGCGAGAAGGAGAAACAGGCGACCGTGCCCCCGACGCGCGAGGAAGTGGAAGCCATCTTGGACGTGAGCCCGCCGCACCTGGTGCGCGTCATTATGCTGGCCTACCACCTGGGCGTGCGCCCCGGGCGTTCGGAGCTCTTCGACCTCCGTTGGTCGGACTTCGACCTGGCCGAAGGATGGGTGCGCGTCAGATCCGCCGACAAGGGAGGGCTCCCCTGGCGCGACGTGCCCATTGCCGAAGACTTCCTGCCAATCCTGACCGAGTGGCACGCGGAGGACACGGCCAAGGGGTTCGTTGCCCCGGTTCACTGGCACGGACACCCGGTGACAACTATTCAGAAGACGTGGGAGGCGGCCAAGAAGAAGGCGGGCATCACGCGGCGCATGCGCCTCTACGATCTGCGCCACCATTTCGCCACGGCGCTTTTGGAGGGGGACGTGGATAGCGGCATTGTCGCCGGCATGATGGGGCACACCACGGACCGGATGGTGCACAAAGTCTACCAGCGCGTGCGGCGCGGCGGTAAGCGCGCGGCGATAGCCAAGCTGCCGGCGCTCAAGCGCCGCGACTCCCAGGCCCAGGCTGAGAAGGCGGCCGTGCGCGTGGACGAAACGCCGACGCGGCGGCAATGACCCCCGCACCACATTGCACCACAAATTGCACCACAGACAGCCCTGGAAATCCGCATAGTTCCGTCAAAACTGTGGTGCAACAAAACTAAAAACATAAATAAAACAAGCATATTATCAAACTACCCGAATCTTCGCAACGCGTAGGTAGTGGGTTCAAGTCCCATCGCCTCCACCAAGAAAATGAGGGCCTTGCGGCTAACGTCGCAGGGCCCATTTTCTTTGCCCTTTCTCCCGGCCATTGCCCCCCACCCGAAATTGTTGCATATTACCATGAAATCCGACACCCATGGGAGGTCGCCTTGCCCCCATCCGCCCGAGAGCTCCTGGCCAGGCTGGCCCCGGATTTCCCCGCCCGCCACGTCGGCGAG